TAAGATTGCAAGAATGATTTTCACTTCTACTATTCCTCTTGTAAAAAATTCAGCATTACCCACCTAATCACTTAGGTGGGTTTTGTTGTATCTAATTTAGGTGATAAAATCTAAATTAAGCCAAAAGTTGACAAATTATCACCTTTTGATATAATTGATTATATCAAATTACTAGGAGGAATTTGTATGCTTAAGCAGGACAAAACTTATCGAAAAATTAAGAAAAATGCTATGAAAGAGTTTAGCATAAAGGAACATATAGATGGTTATTCAAGTCTAATTGATGTGATTAAGAAAATTTTAGGCAACAGATACACATTGAAAGAATTGAAAGATGAAAAAATGAAATTAGAATTTATGACAATTCCTAAATCAGAATATAAATTCTGGATACAATTAATTGTAACTATTGTATTTTCCTTAGCAACACTAGTTTTTAATTTTTCGAAAGATTTTCCCAAAATGACTGATGAAAATCAAGTTGTTATATTCGTTAAAATATTATTAAGTTTCTTTATTATAGCGATTGCTGTAGCTATTGATATGGTAATTAATAAATTAATTGATAACCATAATTATTATGTAGAAAGATATAATGAACTTAAACTAAGTTGTTTAAACCAAGTTCTAGAAATTAAGCTTAAAGAAAAACATAATCAAAAGCATAAAGCAGATTATACACAAAAGCGTTTTAAGGTGAATGTAAAATCAATTAAATAAACTTCCAAAGGTTAAGCAGTGCTTAGCCTTTTTCTTTTGCTATAAAAATACTGAAAGGTGGTGTTATCATGAATGATAAGCTAAACGCAAGACAAAAGAAATTTGCTGAATATTATGCACAGAGTGGTAATGCCACAGAAAGTGCAATAAAAGCAGGATATTCAAAAAAATATGCAAACACTAATGCATCAAAACTACTACAAAATACTACAATAGTACAGTACATCAAAGAAATTTCCGATAAACTGAAAGATGAAAGAATAATGTGTGCAAAAGACAGACAGGTAACATTATCTGATATTGCAAGAAACGATGAAGAAGAAACATCAGACAGAATCAGGGCTATTGATACCCTTAACAAAATGACTGGTGAATATACCCTAAAAGTTGATGCAAATGTCAGTGCAGAAGTTTCTAAACTTGATGACCTGATTAAGCAAATGAGTGTTGATGATGAGTAATTTATTACTTTCTCAAAAGTATAAAGATTTCATCAAATGTAAAGCACCGGTTGAGTTTCTTGAAGGTACTACTGCTGCAGGAAAAACAACGGTAGGTATCTTTAAATTTTTTTTAAAGGTTGCACAGAGTAATAAGAAATATCATATCATTGCCTCAAAAGATACAGGTACTGCTGAAAAGAATATTATTAATAAGGACCTTGGTGTTGTTGATGACTTTGGTGTTCTTACAGAGTACAACGGCAATGGTACAAAGGATGAAAAGATACCACACATTCTGTTCCATACAAACAAGGGCAACAAGATTGTGTATGTTATGGGCTATGGTGATAAGAAGAAGTGGCAGAAGGCTTTGGGTGGTCAGTATGGTTGCTTGTATATTGATGAAATCAATACTGCAGATATAGACTTTGTGAGAGAAGCAAGTATGCGTTGTGACTACTTTATGGCTACCCTTAATCCTGATGACCCTAATTTACCGGTGTATAAGGAGTATATTAATTGCTCAAGACCACTAGAAAAGTACAAGTCAGATACACCGAAAGAAATATTAAATATGCTAACAGAAGAACCAAAGCCTAATTGGGTCCATTGGTTCTTTTCTTTTGAACATAACCTAGGATTGTCAAAAACTAAAATAGAACAAATTAAATTGAATGTTCCAAAGGGTACAAAGCTTTATAAGAATAAGATTTTAGGACTTAGAGGCAGGGCTACAGGTCTTGTGTTCAGTAACTTTGATAGAAATGTTCATATTAAATCAAAAGAATGGGCAAAGCAGTTCCTTGCTGATGATAGAAAAAAGGAACATTTTATTATCTTTACTTCAGGGCTTGATACTGCATATTCCCAAAAGTCACCTGACACAATAGCAATGACCTTCTTTGGAATAACTAGTAGAGGTAATTGTATTCAGCTAGACGAAACGGAATATAATAATGCAAAACTTAAAACACCACTGGCACCCTCTGATGTGGCTATAAACTACATTGAATTTTTAAAGAGAAATCAAGCTGAGTGGGGACTTGCAAGAAATGTATTTATTGATAATGCAGATCAAGCGACTATAACAGAATTGAACAAATATAAACGCAAGAACGGTTGTGTATTTACATTTAATAACGCATACAAGAAAACAACAATAATAGATAGAATTAATATGCTCTTAGGCTGGTTTGCTAAAGGGCATTATTTTATATTGGAACATTGTACAAGCACTATACAGGAATATGAACTGTATTCTTGGCTAGAGGATAAAGACAATACTCCTGAAGATGGTAATGATCACTTTATAAACTCATCACAGTATGGGTGGCTACCCTATAAGGATAAGATAGGATGTGAGTAGAGAATGGGGCTGATTAATAGAATGGCTGATACAGTAAGAAAAGGATTAAGGAGTTTTCTTAGGATTACTTCTGCATCAGATACTACCATTACAATTAGTGAGGGTGTAAACCACCTAACTGATTGTGCTAAAAACAGAATATGGTATTGGGGCAAGAGTAAGCAACTTCAAGAACTGTATGAAAGTCTTGATGTTCAGAAAACAATGTTTTGGAAAGCTAGACCTACAGCAGGTCAGGAGATACAGAAAATCCATGTTGCTATCCCTGCCTTAATGGTTGATGTTATTACAAATATTCTAAAAACCGATTTTAACGGTATTGAGATACACAATAATAATACAACCGAATATGAAGAAGTATGGGAGAAAATACAGAAAGAAAATAATTTTGCTGATGTGCTTGAAAGTGCAATTAAGGACCTTGCAATAGTAGGTGACGGTGCATTTAAGATTTCATTTGATAATGAAATTTCAGAATTACCTATCATTGAATGGTACGGTGCCGAAAAGGTAAAATACACTTATGTTCGTGGCAGAATCAGAGAAATTAAGTTCTATACAGAATACACAGAAAAGACAAGGTGCTATCAGTTTGAAGAGACCTACGGATATGGATATATCAAGTATGCTTTATATGACAATAACGGAAGAGAGGTTGACCTTCATACTGTCAGTGCCTTGTCTTGGATAGATAGTGAGGGCATCACATTTGATAAATCATATATGTGGGCAGTACCTTTAATTTATAGCAATGGCTTTTATGAGGGTAGAGGTAAGGGTATTATCAGTAACAAGGAAGATGCCTTTGACAGTATAGATGAAATATGGTCGCAGTGGATGGATGCCTCTCGTTCAGCCAGAACAAAAACATATATGCCTGATTGTTACATACCTAGAAACCCTGAAACAGGTGAGCCTATTGCACCAAACCCATTTGATAACAGGTACATTGCTATAGGTAACGATATGAAAGAGGGTGTAGGCAATAAGATTGTAACAGAATCACCGTCTATTCAACACGAAAGTTACCTATCAGCCTATGTAACTGCTTTAGATTTGTGCCTACAGGGTGTTATCAGTCCAAGTACTCTTGGTATTGATAATAAGAAATTGGACAATGCAGAGGCACAGAGAGAAAAAGAAAAAACTACTTTATATACAAGACAGAACTTTGTTAAACTCCTTGAAAAATCATTGCCTAGTCTTGTTAAGTCTGTACTTAATGCTTATTATGAATTAACAAATAAAGCCTTAGTACCGGCTGACCTTGATGTGGCAATTAACTTTAGAGAGTATGCTAACCCTAGCTTTGAGAGTCAAGTAGAAACTGTTGGTAAAGCAAGACAAAGTGCAATAATGAGTGTTGAAACTTCTGTTGAAAAGCTCTATGGAGATAGTAAGTGTTCTGATTGGAAAGCTGAGGAAGTCAAAAGAATTAAGGAAGAACAAGGCATAACTACCCTTGATGAAACTTCTGAAATTGATGACCTAAATACGGTACTAAACAATGGTTGATTATGATATTTCCAAAGCCTTTGAAACCATAGAAAATGAACTCATTGACAGTATGATGAGAAATTTTAAAAATCATAGGGCAGAGGAAGAAAAAGAAGGTTATAACTGGTCACAGTGGCAGTCTGAACAACTTAAAAGCCTTGAACAGTACCGTAGAACCAACCAAAAGAAATACGGTAAGCAGTTTTCTACATTAAATAAGAAAATTGAGGAAATACTGAAAACTGCAATGGCTGATGGCAACGCAAAGCAAGAGTCTGAAATATTAAAAGCTATTAAAAAAGGCTTTAATGTCGGTAAGGTAAGTCCTTCAGCTACCGGTGAATTTTTCAAAGTCAATGGCAGAAAGTTAGATGCACTTATTAATGCAACTAAGAGCGATATGAAAAAGGCAGAAACTTCAATACTCAGAATGTCGAATGATAAGTACAGAAAAGCTATTTTCAATGCACAGGTGTATGCAAACAGTGGTGCAGGTACATATGAAAAAGCAGTTGATATGGCAGTTAAGGATATGTTACAAGCTGGTCTTAATTGTGTGGAATATCGTAACGGTGCTAGGCATACACTTTCCGACTATGCAGATATGGCAATCCGTACTGCTAATAAAAGGGCATATCTCTACGGTGAGGGTCAGAAAAGGCAAGAATGGGGTATCTCACTTGTAGTGGTAAATTCCCGTCAGGGTGGTTGTCCTGATTGTGCACAGTACATTGGTAGGGTGTTTATTGATGATGTGTATTCCGGTGGCAGTAAAGCTGACGGTAATTATCCTTTGCTTAGTGAGGCTATCGCAGGTGGTTTGTTTCATCCAAGGTGTAAGGACAGTACAAGTACCTATTACAAGGGTATTACCTCTCTTGAACCTGTAAGCAGTGAAGAACTTGCAAAAATGGAAGAAAGAGAAACCCTAGAAACAAAGCAACAAAACGCAGAAAGACAAGAAAAAAGGTTTAACCGTTTAGCTGAGTATAGCCTTGATAAGGATAACAAGCAGAAGTACCAGCATAGAGCTGAGGTGTGGGGAGAAAAGGCAAATGAACTTAACAAAACATTAGAAGAAACTGTTGAAAAACCTAGTGAAAGTGGTATAATTGAATTAAGAAGTGTTGATGCAAGAGATAAGTTGAAAGATATTGATACTTCAAATATCCAAAAACTAAAGTCAGGTTTTTCTTGTTTTCCTAAAGGTGATTTACTTAATCAGTTTATCAAAAAAGTAAAATCAAAGGATGGTTACTATGATGTAGGTATGCATGGTACTCCTACTGCAATGTGCTTTGGTACAGATGCACCAAACACTTCACCTAGATTATTAGCAAATGTTATAAGGCATAGAAAAGATTATAACGGAGAGAATATTCGTTTATTATCATGTAGTACAGGCAAAATAGTAGATGGTAATTATTGCTTTGCTGAAGAATTATCCAATGCTTTAGGAGTTTGTGTTGAAGCTCCTAGTGATGTATTGTACATAAGAAGTAATGGAACTTTTTCAGTTGGTGAAGAAGAAACCGGTAAAATGATAACATATAAACCTAATCAGAGGGGGCGTATAAAATGACAGAAAAAAATGGAATGAAATTTTTTGGTTATTGGAATAATATGCCATATTCTACTCTTACAGATAGCTTTGAAGAATTATCAAAGATAAATAATAAAATTGATAAAAAGAAAGTTATTAAGCACATAGAAAACTTAGATGTTTGGGCTACTAGTTTACCAACTTATGATATGTTTACTGGTGAAAGAATACAAGCTGGTAAATATAAGGATGGGAAATATGTTTTCCCGTTAGATTTTTTGCACTACTATAAAAATTACGATATTGGTATTCCTTTGGAATATGAAGAGTATCTAAAAACTATTCTTTAACTTGCTTTCAACCTTCAAATTGGTTACAAAATAATAAATAACGGCTTGCTTACTAGCTTTTCTAACTTGCTTGTAACTTGCTGTACTAGCACTAACATTTTTGTTGGTGCTATTTTTATACCCGAAAGGTGGTAATAATATGATTTGTCCTTATAGAGATAAGACAGAAACCACAATTCAAAAAGAAACATATCATCTTAGTGATGATAATCTAAACATAGGTACTGATATTGTGACAAAGACTATTCATCAACCAATGGAATGTGTGAAGGCTGAATGTGGTGCTTATCACAATGGAAAATGTACCTATAATCAATGAAAGGTGGTGATGATATGAAAGTAAAGGTTACTAGGGACTTTAATGATGTTGAGAATAACCTATGCACAAGGCATAGTGGTGAACTGTATGATTGTTCTGATGAAAGAGCAACAGAACTAAACAAACTTGGTTTTGTTGAATTTGCAGAACCTAAGCCAAAAGAAGAAACAAAGAAGTAATTTAGCACTAACTTAACCGTTAGTGCTTTTTTAGGCTCTGTGTCAATAGTTGGGGTAAATCCACTAAAATGAAATAGATTAGATAGACAAGTGATAGTATTATGCTATCACTTGTTTTTGCTTTCTTAATAGATTGCTTATTATTCTATAGAAGAATTTATACTGCTGATATTATTAAGGTAATTCTAAAAATTAATATTAAACAAACTAAAACGGCCGGTACTTATGTATCAGCCGTTTATTAGTTTAGTATTCATATTAGTGTATTAATATTTATTTTGTACTGTTATCGGTAATGGAATTTGCGTTAGTGGTATCTTTGAAAAGCAAAGTAATGCACCAAATTGCACATAGACAAATAATGATGTAAATAATTCTGCTGATAACACCGGTCTGACCACCACACAAAAAAGCTACAAGGTCAAATTTAAAAATGCCCACAAGACCCCAGTTAATACCACCAATAATTAAAAGGGTCAAAGCTATTTTATCAATCATATATATACCTCCATAAATGATTTCAAAATTAGTTTTGACCTAAAAATAAGAAATATTCAGTTTTATTGATTTTTAGAACATTACAAAAATGCCTATAATTGCAATTAAAATAAGTATCAATGCAAAAATTCTGCACATAAGTATTGCTTTTTTGATTTGATGTTTTCTAATCATACTTTCTGTCGGGAAAGGAAGTAGCAGTAGCATAATTCCTAAACCACCAAAACCAATAACTATCAGACTGTCACCACTAG